AATCTTCCACCAATCCTTTAACAGCGTTTTTCCGCTAAAATTAAAATTTAATTTCATTTTATCATTCCTTTCTAATCGTAATTGATTGTGATTTTGGTATTAAAAAAACACGCCGTTCGCGTGCTATGGTGGTATTCGTCTGTACATTGTGTCACCTCTTTTTTTGCATAGAAAAAGCACCCCAAAAGGTGCTTAATATTTATATATTCTGTCCTGTTGGATTGAAACATTCTTGCATAAGTCGCATTGCATATTTAAAACCCAAAATAAAACCGTAACGTTCACAACCAGCCTCCGACGCTGAAACAAATCCATCAATATTGTTTATATACATTCTATCCCCTACGGTCTTTCTTATGGCTTTCCCCTGCTCATCTTGTATTTTAGTTAACTGTTTCATTTCTTCTGATTTTTGATATTCCTCGCTCTGTGAAACGTCTGCATAAATTTGATTTATCAATTCACTTTTCATCACAATTTCCTCCTACGCCGTTTTAACGGTAGTCCATTCTTTGCTTAAGGTAGTTCTTCACATCTTCGCTATCGCGGTCAATTTTATAAGATAATTGACGTAGAAAATCAATTAAAGCGTCTATATCGTCATAATCACGATACTCTTCTTCTATCGTTTTTCCGTTGGTATCTTTCACACTGAAATATACCGTATAATTATCATCTTCGTCATATCCCAAATCGACCTTAACGCCTGCAACCTTGCAACTCTCCTGCTCCGCATTGCCGTCCAAGAAGTCCCCCAAATAATCTACAAGGATACACTCGGTAAAATACTCTTTATTTTCCTTAATCAAGTCGATTGCCGCTGTATGTATAAGTTCTTCACGAGTTCTGCCTGTAACATCAGCAAGTAACTCTAAATCGTTATATACCTTGTCGTCAAAGGCAACTGTTCTCTCATTCATAAATTTGTGTCTTAACATAATTTTTAACCCCTTTCTTATGCAACCGTATCTACGCCGTATTTAATAGCCATTTCCTTGACGATTGCAACGTAAATCTCAATAAGTTTCTTATCTTCTGCGATTACATCCACTTTGTTCAGTCTATCGCGTTTTGATTTGCAAACACCGTTGTCTGCCATACGTCTGCGCATATTGGTAAGTCTTATGCTTAGTCGTGTTGCACCTCTAAGCTCTACAAGTCTAAACACTTCTGCATTAACGTCTTTTATGTATTCATTTCCGCCGATAGCCTGCGCAATCTTAACGATTAATCTTCTTGCGTCCTCACGCCATGAATGCGTGTCAAGAGCTACAATGTCCGAAATACCGTCAAGGCGCTTGTTGGTTGCTTGTATTTGTTGCTTTACTTCTTTCATCTCTTGCAAGCTCTGTATAAGGACATCTTCAATGCAATCGGGGCGTTGTTCCTTTACTCTAAAATATGTTTCTTCCAAGTTGTCGAATTGCTCCCACGCCTTGTCGGTGTCAAGAATTTTGCAATGACGATTTGCTCCGCGTTCTGTCCAAAGGTATAGCTGATTTACATTCGTTTTCACGAGGTCAATATTATTGACCTCGCGCTTAAAAGCTCTTAATTCCTCGCCTTTTAAGAGATAATAATGTACGCCCTCAACAAAATGGTCTTTATGATTTGCGAAGTTGTTTTTAATATTGTTTGTATCTGTTTCATAGACTGCCGCAAGTTGTTGTGTTGTTAAAATTCTCTGATTGTTCATTTCAATCGGTATTAATTGATTCGTCATATTCATTATCCTTTCTTTACACTTGATTTATCCGAAAGGTTATGATATAATGTATGTATAAATTCCTTTCGGAGTTTGGTTTGTGAGTAATTTGCATATCTTTGGTACGGAGAGCAAATTACTCTTTTTCTTTTTTGCAACTTGTTCATTCTTAATTTTTCTCCTTTTCAATGAAATCCGTAATCGGTCTGCCTAATGCCTCCGCAAGCTTTCGTATAGTTGAAGCTTGCGGTTTTTTAATTTTTTGCTTTTCAAGTAACGATATTTGACTTGCCGTAATTTTAGCTTTATACGACAACTCACTCATTGACAAGCCTTGTTCCATACGATATTCTCTTAGATTTTTTGTTGTATATCCCATATTTTCACCTCCTTACATTCTCGAATTATACTACTTTAAAAGTAACATGTCAATACTTTTTTATCAACTTTTTTGAGTTTTTTATCTTTTTCTTGCAATTTGTATTTGTTTTTGATATAATCTAATTAAGAATAAATCAATTTTTACTACCAGGAGGTGTTTATAATGTCAGTATTCTCTGAAAACCTAAAAGACTTAATAGATTTCAATAATATTACACAACGACAGCTTGCTCATGACTTAGGATTAACGACAGCCTCCGTATCTCGCTATTGTTCAGGGGAGCAAATGCCTCGTATAGATATTGTTAATAAAATTGCAGATTATTTTTCAGTTACTACATCTGATTTATTTACCGAAAATACACCTAAAAATTTTGCAGATGGCAAAACAGATACTTTTCGTATCAGTATCCCCGTTAGCGAGCTTCAAGATGCCGCTATGCAAATAAAGATTTTTCACGAATTAGAAGAACTTTCAATTAGTGAAAAGCAAGATATAATGCAATATATTCAATTTTTAAAGTCTAAGCGCACCACAAAAGAAGATGCCCTTAAGGAAGATAATTAAACCCGTATTTTGAACTAGGTTAATATTATTAACCTAGTTCGAGATATATCTAAAAACACTAACTAGGTCAATATTATTGACTTAGTTCGAGATATATCTGAAAACGTGCATTTTTGAACTAGGTGAATATTATTCACCTAGTTCATTCGATTTGTTTCAACTACTTCGATAATATCGAAGTAGTTAACCAACACAAAAGACACCCCATAACGAGGTGTCTTTGTGCTATTTATTCATCAAATAATCTAAGTATTCCATCCACTCGGGAATTTTTCTTATACATTCCCTTACAGAAAGTCCTTCCAACCAACGTACATCATACTGTGATATGATTTGTAACTGTGTCGGCTTAGACCTTAAATTAATTCGTCCAATCTGCATATTCTTATATTTAAAATTTAACAATCCGTTTGAACGTCTGTCAATTTTCAAATGTTGTAAAGCATTTTTATTAAGCATTTCCCTTGCAAGACTTTCTATAAAAAGTTTTTCTTCTTCATTGGCTTTGTACTTTTTAGCTGAATCCGAAAAGGGCTTAATTTTCGATACTATTTTATCCAACACTTCTTGTTGCCATATCATTGTAAATCCCCTTTCTTATTTCAACAATGGCTCTATCTCGTCGACAAATTGGTCGTACGGAATAACACTTCTATCCTCTACCAAAATGGCTTGACACGAATATATTTCTTTTTTATCTTTTAATATTTTAATCATTTTTGTATCATGTTCATATTCAGCCTTGCAATCTGCGTCTTGCACCATATCCCATACAAAATTTAATAATGCGTAATATACGCCGTCCTTTTGCATTATATAATCAGAATCGTTTATATATTCTGCCGGTGGTGTATATTTACTTGCTACTGCCATATTATCATCTTCTTTCTTTTCTGATATTGTGGCGGTGCTTGTTTGTGCATCATACTGAACGTCTTTTCCCAATGCCTCACTTACTGCTCTTATAGGCAAATACGTTGTATCATTGTACAGGAAGTTATCCTCTTGTACTTCTTTACCGTCCACAACAACTTTTATTGTATTCGGCAAAACGTTTATATTTTGCCATACATCGGTTGCATATGCTCCCACGCACGATATAACACCCATAACAAGCATACCGCATATAAAACTCTTGATATTTTTCATAATAAAAACCTCCCTTTTGATACCCAAATTGTACCACAAAGGAAGATTTTTGTAAATACTTTTATGAAATTCCCGTTATAAGTCCTCCCGAAACTGTTACAGTTTTTCCGTCTGCGGTTTGAAATGTTCCGCTTGCTCCCTGTTCAAATACCCATTTTCCTACGCCGTGTGTCGCACCGTTTCCACCATATAAAATATTACTTCCTTGTAATCTTATAGATGTTTCACTGATACCGTTATACACTTGAAAAACTTCTTTTCCACCATAATATAACTTAAAATCAGCATACCTTTGGTCTTTATTGGTAGGTTCGTTACACCACAAACCGTATCTTTTACCGTCAGCGTCGTAACTTTGGATACCGTTTTTGTCTATAACAGTTCTTGCTTCTGTATCTGTACCCGTCGCAAATATACCCGTTATCGTTACATTACCGTCCTCGTCCATTTTGATTGTTTTCTTTTCCAACTGATTGAACAACTCAAAAACAAATTTACCGTCCATATTGCCGAGATTTATACGGCGTCTGCCCTTGTCGTCCTCGATATACAACAAATCACCGTCCAACAGTAACTGTTTATTATCTGATTCAACGGGATTTTGTGTGCTGTTCAATGTACCGTGAAAATAGCTTGTTTTCAGCTTATTCGCTCTACCGGAGTTTTTCTGAATAGTTTTAATCAACTTACCCATATACCACGCATGGTAATACGGATTTGCTAACGTCGGCTGACCTATTGTTACTGACGGCTGTTTTGCGCTGTATGGGTAATACGTCATTGATACAATTCGCTGTTTATGTTCGATATTATCTTCAAAAACATGTACTGTATCACCCAACGCAATTTTATAAAAATCACCGTACTCGGCAAGTTTACTCAAATCAACCACGTCACCCGTGATTGTCAGTTGAGGGCGGTCAAGTCTAAAATCGTTACTCTCGCCCTTTAAGTCCCACTCACCAAACGCCTTTAGCTTTTCGGGGTCATCGTAATCGCTGTAATCTCGGTACGCCTCACGAATACCGTACTTCTCGATACCCTCTTTACTGTCAATGTACGGCTTACCGCCGTTTACTGATGAAATCGTCAAAT